ACCCATGTTGTAATGAATTATGAATCCTGAATCCGTATATTCTATCGAATAAGGATCACATGTTAATTCAATGAACTCAGGAACATATCCACTTGTTACATTTACTGTCTCAACAGAAAAATAGGCCCGAATATTAATCCAACTATATACACGTTCAACTTTGATTGTTACGCTTCCGGCAAACTGATTTTTGGCCTCAATGCTTAATGCAGTAACAGCCGTTGCAGTAAAAACTCGTGTTTCAACAGAATGGGTTGATGATGTCAAAGAAGCAGCAGAACCGAAATTCGTCGTGTACCCCATTGCAGACAACGCAATGTATCCGGTCGGATCGCCAGAAATGGTAACAGTGATTTTGTATTTTAGACCAATTGTAAATGCTGTTGAGTTTGTTAAATTTTCAGTTCCTCCTTCCCAACTAAAACCCGATGTGTTGTCGCCATTCCATCCATCACCCTTTGTCCATGTGCCTGTCAATGCATCAACAAACATCAACGGAACGCACATCTTTGTAAATCCGTAGGTTGACAAAGAAACTGCGCTTGGCTTTGTGATTATTGCAATATCCGACGAAGATATTTCACCAACCATGTCTCCTGCATCGTCATGAAGACTTGTTGACGTATTGGTAATCTTGAATGGCTTGATCGTTCCACCGCTCAAATCGACATTGTGAGCCGTCTGCGCTGCTGATTCTGGAAGCGTAAACGGATCAAGGCGAGGAATAATCCCTCCAAAGTCTTTAATGTCGAGTTTCATTTCTAAGTGATGGCGACTAGATTGGTTACAACAAATCTTGCAGACTCACGAATTGGAATAGAACTTCCACCAGAAACAGGCGTGTACATTGCCTCAACGGTTAGAACACGCCATTCGTATTCATTCGTCTGGTTAGTCAAGGCGAGATCATTACCGGAAAGTATGATTGTCTGTTCTGCTGTTGGTGATGTAACAACAATCGCATTACGTTCGTTGATAACTGTTCCTGCCATGTCTGTAAGCGTCCATGTCATGCTGTCAATTACAGGGGCTGTTCCATCTTCCTTTGTGAACGTGAATTTTATGCCTGCACTTGATTTTTCGACTGCTTTGCCAGATAGAATGATCATACAAGTAATGCCTGACTATGAATTTGATTGATACAAATCTTTGTGTCTCTTAAGCATCGCATCATTCCTGTCATCGTCTGAGTCTGATTCGTAAATCCTTGATGCAATGTAATGCGCAAGCGGTTCTCTGTAACTTTCAGTAATAGTAAGTAAACTCGTGTTATACGTTAACACTGTTAACTCTGTAAAGGTATTGATGGTTCCTGTTTCTGAAAGCAAAAGAAAAGGGCGTCTTGAAAACAGATCACGCAATCCATCATTCAGATACATTACCATGTCTGCCAACTTGTAACGTTTCATCTGAATCGACGTATCGACGTCGCCAACCATGTCCCATGCTCGCAAGATAATGTCTTCACCTGTCATGGTTAAAACTCCCTCATTTGAATCCCGGTGTCACCGGACTTACGTTTCGAGAACACTTCTAACTTTGCAGAATTGATTCCCGAATAGAAATAGTTTCTTTCAATGGCTGCACCATTTAGATCGGACCAAGGCAAAGGATCGGTATTTGATCCTGATTTTGCCTTCAGGAGATATGTTGCTCCATGAGCAATGGCAATGCCCCAAATATTGATTATCCAATCCGGCAATTCGGCGTGGAGTGTTGTTGGAACGAATACAGCCAAAGCAGTTGACGCAATCCCACCATTTGGAGCACTTGAAAAAGTAAGCGAAGTAGGACGATCAAAGGTCCAGTCATCAGTCTCTGTCTCAACTTCGACTGAAACGATTCTCCAAACAAACGCAATCGCCGAGTATGAATTCGTCAACGTATAGTTTGTTTGATCTGTAACTGTCGTGAATGAAATCTCTTCACGCCATATTTCAGTTTCAGTCAGAAAAATACGGGACGCCTCCCGCAATGCTTGAAGTATCGTATTCTCCGGGCATCGCGGGAGGCTTATGAGCGGAAGGAGCGTTGATAAAGCTATGTTCGCCATGTGTCCCGATCAGTTGATTTTGTTGTTAAACTTCGGCTGGCAATGGAGTTTCACCATCTCCTAGAGTATTTGGCAGCATGACGGTATTGTCAACTGTTGGAATTGGATTGCCACTCTTCAGATTTGAAATCTGTTGTTCGAGTTGTGCGATCTTGTCGATATATCCTTGCTCTCGTTGAGCAACGTTTGTTCCATTGACGCCCCGAATCGTTGCCTTGTCGAGCGCGATCTCCTTGCTTCCATCACTGTATTTGATGAGGTAGCCAGCCTGAACATCTGCACGACTTGCTACGGTTTCGTTCCATGTAAAAATGGGACCATCAAGACGTTGAACGATTCTTGTCTTGGAAACAACGGTTCTTGTTTCATTTGTCGTTGTTGATTCGTTAGAGTTTTCGTCTGTTTTCGCTGTCTTTGCTTGTTTTGCCATGTTGTTTGATGATTGATTGTTAATCGTTTGAAAGGGAAAAGCGGCGGGGCACTAGCTAAGATACCCCGCCGCTTGATAAACAACGCTGACTAGCGAAGTTTCACTGCCAGAATCGTGATCTCAATGATCGCGGCTGAGGCGGCGTTGTTGAACAGTACGCCGAGATAGGAGCCAGAAGCCGGATAAACCTTGCCCTTGATGTAGGCAGGCGTCGGCGTGGCAATTGTTCCGTCAGTCGTCTTGGACGCTGCGGCGGAATTGCCGTTTGCTCCATCCAAGAAACCATCGGCATCAACTGCGGCGTCCGTGGAAGCCGTATAGTCACCAATGTCGAAGGTAAGCGTTGCGCCTTCAACCGTGGTAACATTGGCTATCACATCAGTGATAAGCGTGTTGGCCGGAATGTTGATCAACTTGAGAACATCGCCGGAAGTAACATGCGTTTTTGCGGCATTGATGGTAATCGGAATTGTGAACAGATTACCAGCGTCTGTATTGCAAAGGGCATTTCCATCACCCTTGAGATAAGTTGTTTGAACTGCCATGACTAAATTTCTCCTTTAGAAGTTTGAACGATTTGTGGGTGATTACGCCGTTGCTTTCTTGGCGTAGAGAAGTCCGAGAGCTTGCGGCTTTACGACCTTGTATCCATATGCCTGAAGAGCACGAACAAGTTTGCCGAAGTCATCCGGGTTGTCGATGGTTTCCTGTGCTGTCATCTGCGAGGCGAAAGCGATTGCAGACTTGTGACCGAACATGCAGTTTGTGCACTTTACGGTGTCCGTAACCGTCTTCAGGTTATTGGACATGTAGATTGTGAAACGGTCGATCATACCAACACGGCCATTTCGAAGCGTGCTCTTACCGTCTCCGGTAAGGGATGCGTCCTTAATGTCCGAGTTCTTCAGAAGACCAATCGCCCATGCCGGAAGAACCATCCACCGATTTTCATCGGGAATATTCTGTTCATCAAGGACAACACCGCAGTTAACGATGTTTTCGATGATGTTGGTCGAGAGCAGGCCGACCGGATCGGTGGTAACACCTAGGTCGATATTGCCAGATTCTACACCTGCCGTTGTTCCCTGATTCAACGCTGCTGCACCAGAGTAGGTGTTCTGAAGCACATCGGCATCAATGGACACCTTCATAGTCGAACCAGCGTGTTCGGCCCACTTCTGGACATAGTTGATGTCGATCTGTTTCTTGTCCAGTTCGTTGTAGCTGACGGCCCAGTACTTGCCCTTGTCAATCAACAGGTCAAGGTATCCACCTTCGGGGGTTTCGTACTTGAGCTTTTCTCCCTTGACGTAGTTGTTGATTGCAATGTCGGGAAGGGTGCGAATACGAAGGGTATCACCCATCTGCGAAATCTGACCTTCGTACTCGGTTGTTGCGATATCGCCGAAAACACTGGCCTTGTAGAACTCTACAAGCAGTTTTGCGGCGTATAGGCGCGGAATGTAAGACCCGGAATGATTCGGAAATCCTGTTGCTGTGGGATAAGACATTTTACTTTCTCCTTTGAATTGTTGTTATCGTGAATTTGTTTGCATCAGGTTGTTAATAATTAGATGAAACCAGTTCTGGATTGAGGTTCAGAATCGAATATGACCTTACCTGATGCGTATATGTCATCGTATCGCTTCTCTTCAATCGCTAGGCGTTCCTGATTGTTCGAATACTTTCCGGGCAATGCTAGGTATTCCTTATGCCACTGGTCGAAGGTAATTGAACCCTCATTCTGAACTTGTGCCTGATTTCCAGCAGATGGAACAACATGCACTTGCGGGGCTACCTTTTGTTTCCTTGACTGCTTATAGCGGTCAAATAGCAGTGCTACGCGTTTTGCATCGTAGCGGGCTTTTGCGTCATCAAGCACGGCCATGTATGTAACACCTACTTCAGGAAGAATCTGATTCAGAAAATCGACCCATGCTTGAGTTGCATTTACTTGCGCCCAGTCAGGGACAAGTCTTGCAAGTTCTGCATAGAAATCGTTTGTCTTTTTTTCTGCCAGTTCTGCCTTGATGGATTCAATGTCCGGATCTTTTTGTGGAACCGGAGCATGTTCCATGTTGATACGAAGCATTCTCTGAATATTCCGTTTGCACCAATCCATTCCCATTTCCTCGATATCTTCAGGCGAGTAATATTTATTTACGTCGGCTTCGGATACTTCATCGGGTGACGTCTTAGATGAAACAGTTTCAGGGACTCGAATCTTTTCAGATTCAATTGATGCTTCAAGAATCCTCACTTGTTCGACGAGTTGTTTGTTTTGCTCGTTTGCCTTGCGAAACATTCCTTGAAGAACCAAATACTTGTGTTCCCAATCATCTTTTGATTTTACATTTTCACTTACGTTATGACGCGACAAGATTGTTGGCTCTATCGCAACATCCTGTTTCTCCGGTTCTGGTGACGAAGAAATAACTTCCTTCGCAATCGGAGTTTGCTGAACCTCGGTTGGCTTATCAGACCTCTCAATGGGAGATGGTGATTCATCAGAATTATGATGATCTGTCTCTTTGATTGCCTGTTCAACTTGGTCGAGTTGTTCTTGTACTGCTTTTGGTAGTCCCATATTTTTGTGATCCTATTCGGTATTCACGATTGCGATGATCCCTTGTTTGGGTTTTCTTCGCTTGAAAAGTTTAGTTGCTTGGCTGCGCCTCGGATTGTTTCGAGAAGGTCAGATAGTTCCTGAGCCTTATCACCACACGAGATTCTTTTTTCGTGGTCATTACCACTTTGTATTGACTGATGAATAAGGTTGTCGCGCGATTGCTCAATCCATGACAAAATGGCTATTCCATCTCTTGTTTCAGGAAAGGTTTTAAGAATGGTCAGGAGTTTTGTGTCATGAATAATGATCATTGGTTTTGAACTCCTGATTGTTGAGATTGCCCTTGACCTTGCGGTTGTGCCTGCATGTTCTGGACCATTGCATCAATCTCTTCCTCGGAAGGAACCAGTTTGTCCACTGGCATATCAAGGCCCTTGGCAATCTCTCTAAGAAGATTGGCGTATCCTTTCAGGCCCATGATCTGTTGAGCAACTGGACTTGATGCCGTATTGTTTAGAAATTCCTGCCTACGAAGTTGAGTCTGTTCTCGGACAAGCGCAGCAAGCGTTCCCTTGGGAACGATCTGAACGTCTCCCTTCAGCGTGTCGTCTTGAATTGTTAGCATGTTCCATGTGTATATACGCTCAACGGAAGGACGAATAACATCTAGGTCGATGTTGCGTATAACACGCTTGATTCCTCTGGCGGCTGCGGTCATGAGCATCGAAAGGCCTGATGCTGTAGCTCCTGCACCTCCTGCGGTTCCATCACCTGCTACATAACGAGGTATGAGCGTTCTGTCGTCAGCCTTGTCCTCGAAGTATTTTGTAACCTCAATCAATTCAGTCGAATTCGACTGAGGTTGGAAGAATCGAACAGGATCACGGCCAGAACCAGTAATCTTGCTTCCGTCAAATGGCCATACTTTCCAAGGGTATAACTTGTGAAGATCGGCCATTTGGTTGGCTGAAATCACAGAAACATCAGCCGTAACTTGTGGGCCTGAAGCTATTGCAAGATTGTTCATCAACGTGCGTTGCGCTCCATTAACGCCTTGCTGCACGTCAATCATCTTTTCTGGCAACGATTTAACGCCCCAAAGAGAGTTCTTATTTTTGGAGTAAGAAGTCACGTAGTATGGCCTGCGGCCAAGCGGGTCGGGATTTACCACACTTCTTACAACCATGTCTCCAATCAAGATTGCGTTGATTTCATAAAACGCCAACTTGTCAGGTATATCTTTGTCAGACATGCCCCATTCTTGGAGCGTGTATCCGGGGACTGAACCCCAAAACTCAATTGCTTCAATCGAGTTGTCGGCCATGCCTGAATTAAATGTGGTGTCACGATTTTCGAGACGGGCCATTTCACTGTCATCCAATACACCACCACCCTGCAAGGTAGATACGCTTTGAGTCTTGCTCATGCCTGTAACAGCATCAATCGCATCATCTTTCCATCCCGGTTCTCCTTTCATGAGCGACAAAGCTGCGCGATCATAAGTCACCCTTTCGCAGATATATCCTTCGTCAACGCATTTGGAGTTTGGACTTGGATAGAAATCAAATGGGTCAACATCATACCAAACTGGAATGGTTTCGTTGTTAACTGCAACGGAACCATTTCCCCACTTCAGTCTGCGCTTTTTTTGCATGACTGGACCTTTTAAGACGGCAGAAGGATACACGGCCAAGTCTTCGATAAACGAAGAAAGAGCAGGCATGAATCCACCTTCTTGGGTTTGGTCTTCAATCTTCTGAGCCATTCGGTCAACGCGCTTTTGAGCGTCATCCCTCATGCTCTTGATTGTTTGGTCATACAACTGTTGCGCATACGTCTTGATCT